AAGGACAGCCAGCAGCTCACGGCGACCGTTGTGGACGACCTGCGCGACACCTGTGCGGCCCTGAACACCGGGGTCGCCAAGCTAGACCTGGCCGTCGCCAACCTCACCGAGGCCATAAGGGACCTTAGAAAGTGATTTTCTAAACCTACATGGCGCTCACTTCTGCCAGCCTCTCCAGGACGGCGTCGTCCCCGGGAATTCCCCGGAGACAGGCCCGGATTTCCCCGGCGGTCACCGGGGCGAGCTTCGAATTTCGCATCGCCTCAAGCAGGGCATAACGATACCTGGCCATGTCGCGGACACTACAGCGGTGGAGCAGCTCGTCGCCGCCCCAGCCACAAACGAAATACAGGAAGTGCTCGAGCATGAGCTGGTCCTGTTTCTCCTGGTCCTTGATGAATCCTTCCGGGTCCACCAGCCCCCATGCCTCGCGGAACAGCCTCATGGCCTCCGGAAACGCCGTAACGTCATTGTACCATTCGTCCATGCCAGTAAATCTAGCAATCCATAAAAATGGCATAGTTTCCTGGGTATGAGAATCCAGGAATTCATCCCGGTCATAATGAAGCCGGAACGCCCAGCCGAGGGCGTCATGTACATCGAGAATGCCGAGGGCCGGACGACCCTGGCCGAGAAGATAGCCGCGCTCAAGGAATACGACTTCGACTACGCCGTGTTCCACCACTCCGACCTGAAAATCGAGAGCCCGGAGCTCGTCGAGCTGAACTGCGAGCGAATGCGTGCCGACGACGTCGGCGTGGCCGGGGTCATCGGCACCCTGTGCCTGTTCGACTCCTGCACCTGGTGGAACCCCCAGCGCAACGTCGTGACCGTCGGGGCAATCATGCAGGGCGACGGCAAGGGCGGCGCCTACCCGATGCTGGACGCTCCGGGGTACCGCAACGACGCCGTGTCCGTCGACGGGTGCTTCATGATTTTCGACCGCAAGTTCATCGACGCCTACGAGCCGCACGACTTCGGGTCGTGGAGGTACTGCTACGACGCGGACGCGTGCCTACAGTGCCTCGCCATGGGCCGCAAGGTCGGCATCGTCGACGTGCGATGCAGGCACGACAGCCAGGGCCACATGAGTCCGGACTTCGAGCAGGCACGGCAGAAGTTCCTGGCATACTGGAAACAAAGAGTGTCATTTCCTGTCATTAAACAATCGAGGTTCACGAATGGTTAGTGGAGCTGCTGCAGCCCTTCTCGCCTGCCAGATGGCGAGCAACGCATACAAAGAATACGAACGTGAGGAACCGTCTTATACCACAAGACACGCCTATCCATGTTCATCACCAACGGCAAGCGTGACCACTTGCGCCACGGCTTGTGAATTTGTCTGCAGCACCGGCTGCATCGGAGAAGAATATGAAGGCCGATATTAACCCGCAAAAGCCTTTCGTGCAGGTTGTAACCTCTGGCGGCAGCGGCTGCCGGTTCTACCGTGCGAGCATGCCCGCATTCTGCCTCAACTGGTTCGACGGCCTGGGCCTGCACTGCGTCGAGGTCCCGAGCCCGCTCATGGAGCCGGGAATACTCAACGCGACGCGCGCCATCGTGCTCAAGTCCTGCGCCGGATGGCAGGGCCTCGAGTTAATCAAGCAATTGAAGGCAGCCCAGGCGAAGTTCGGCTTCCGAATCGTCAACGACTTCGACGACAACTGCTTCAACGACAAGGACAGCGTTCGCGAGGGAGACAGCGAGTTCGATGCCATCAACACCATGCAGTGGGACGACCGTCACAACGACACGACAATCGAGGCCCTGCGCCTGTGCGACACAGTGACGGTCTCGAAGCAGTACCTGGCCGACAAGTTCCGCCGGCACGGCGTCGAGAACGTCACCGTCATCCCGAACGCGGTCGCGCGCTCCATGTGGAGCCTGGAGCGCCGGGAGCCCCTGCGCGAGGACCTCAAGAAGGTCAACCTTGTCCTTACCGCGTGCCCGCAGCACGCCGTACCCGCCCACAAGGACGAGAAGGGAAACGACGTCCTGGAACAGCTCGGCGACTACGCTTCCGCCGAATGGCGCGAATGGGTCGTCAAGCACGTCAAGGACGGCGACATGACGGTCACGCAGATGGGGAACCCGAGCTTCCTCTGGAACGAAATCCAGGACAAGGTCCGGAGCGTCCCATGGGTGACCCCGAACCGATTCGCGTCGCTCGTGTGCCGCCTAAAGCCGGACCTGGTCATAGCCCCGCTCGTACCGAACGAAATCAACCGGTGCAGGAGCGACCTGCGCTACGTCGAGGCCGCCGTGTGCTCGGCTGCCTTCCTGGGCAGCGACTTCCCGGACTCGCCGTACAAGGACACCCCGGAAATCTGCCGGGTCCCCCAGGGTTTCACCGTGGAGCAGCTAGACGAGAGGCTCCGTCAAATCAAGGACCGCGACACTTTCAACAAGCTAGTCAACCAGGGCTGGGAATTCCTCGTGGCCGACGGTAGAATCATGGAATCCGAGAAGTGCGTCGGGCGTTACGTGGACGCCTGGGGCGACTCCAGCTCGGCCATCGCCTTCGACCTGCTGTAGAGTATGAGTTCAGCGAGCAGAAAATTCATGCCGATGCTGCCGGCCAGGCGCGTGCGGAACATGCAGCTCCTGCCGGAGCTGACCGCGCAGGAGAACCTCGCGCGGATGATGGCCGCCGCCGTCGGGGACTGGGATTTACCCAGGCTCCCGGCCCTCATGAGCAAGTTCCGGGACAGTGAAATCGTCCGCGACCTGATATGGGACCACTTCGCCGCCGCCTGGCGTAATTTCATTGTGTGCAAGGTGCAGCTTCACCGCTACAACCGGAACTTCAACTTCTTCCAGAACGTCCTTAGCTCGGTGAAGAGTACATGGTCGAACATCAAGGCAATATACTGGCGCGACGACACTCGGCGCCACCAGTCGACATCGATGGACTTCAGCGTCTCCGAAGATGCTACCTTCGGCGACCTCCTCAAGAACGGCGAGGCCCGGCTCTACCTCCCGGAGGTAAATAAGGAAAGGCTTCCATTCGATAAGCTTACGCCGTACATGCGCGCGGAGCGCCTGCGGGACGATTACAAGGACTATCTGCTAGAATGCCAGGAACTAGGCGTGAAGCCTGTCAGCTTCGACCGATACCAGGACATTAACCGTGGAGAAGGCCTTGAAGCCCTTCTCACAGGTCTCGCAGTCAGGTGCAGCTCGGCCCAGTTCTTCCAGACGAAAAAGAAGAAGCTCATGAAAATCTTAAGAAAGGAGAGGACCTATGACGAGCCTGAAGACGGCGGTTTATTCCGCGATTTGCCTCCACTTCCTTAGAAGACTACATCTGAAGCTAGTCAAGGATTTCGAGCTGGACATTCCCCTGCTGTCCAACGACTGCGAGGGGTGCTACTGCGTCGTGGTGGGCAGTTGCCCGATTTACGCCAGCTACCAGAAGCCATTCGCACGGGAACTGGCTACAAAAATAAAGCGCCGGATTCCCGGCGCCCAAGTGATGATTATCGAGGACGAGACGCTCGACAGCGATTTCGAGCTCGAGAACACCGGTCTCGGCGCTTCCGACATCCGGGTACTGCGCGAAACCATGCAAGAGTTCTACGAGGCCGAGTGAGCGCCGCCGTGAGCAGCGCCGCCTCACGCAGGGCCTCCGCCCGTAGGGCGTCGTCCTGCGTCACGGTCCGGGCGCTGAAGGTGTCGGCGTCAAAGACGACCTGGGGCATCGCGGCCTCACTTCTTGCGCATGAGGACCCGGACGGCCTTCAGCTCGGCGTCCGAGATGTCGGCGTTCCTGACGGCCTCCTCGATGAAACCGGAGATGCCGCCTGGGCGGTTCTTAAGGACCTGGAATCGCTCCTCGAGCTCTTCCGAGTAACGTAATGACAAAAACTTGTTCTTGGCCATGGGCGTCAATTTAGCATTTTTCATGGTCGCTCCAGAATTCGTCACCCAGTTTGTCCGGTTCCGGCTCGCTCGGCTTTGCGTCGACCTCAGCCTGGTATTCGGGCTTCACCTTCCAGGTGTAGCCTGTCCTTGACCAGCGGCACGGCTCCTGCGTAAGCATGAACACAGGCAGGCGCTTGTATACTCCGGGCGAGACCTGGACCTTGACTCGGCCTTCGGACGGCACGGTAGGCATCGGAATTTCCGGGATGCCTATGCCGGCACGGCGAAACTGCTCGCGGCTTCGCTCTATGTCGTCCTTTGGCTCAGGACGTCCCTTCAGGATTCCCTGGAGTCTATCGATGCGGTCGCGGACCTCGCACTCTATCGCGCTGTACGGGTCATCCTCGCTTACCTTCCAGCGGGCCGATTCGAACAGCAGATCAAGCAAGTAGAAAAGTTCAGATTTCTGTTCCGGGCTCATTTCGCCCTGGTCATTTTTTGTTTGCTTTTTTGGTTTCATTGTCAAAGTCCCTCATTGCTTGTATGTTAGCCTTGTAGAGCGCGTCGGCGAGCGCTTCCTTCTTTCTCTCTTCCGACCTCGTGAGCCAGTCGCGCAGGTGGCCGTCGTCCGTCGGTACTACATACCAGCGCCACAGGGAAGACGACAGCTCGAGCCTCATGCCTTCCTTCTGCAGCCACCACTCAACGGCCGCCTCAATCTTGTTCAGCCGGGTGTCCACGGCAGACGACTTGTCTCTAATCCTGTTCCACAGGTCGTCAATTGTCTTTAGCCTATGCAGGATTAATGCCAGCCAGACCATGTTCGCGGCCAGAAGGCCTACTCCGATTGCAATCCATACAGTACAGTTCATCAAAAATCCTCTTGAAAAAGAAAAGGCCCGCCCCCTTTTACAGGAACCCCGCTTATGCCCAATTGGGGGAGGGGCGGGCCACCGGTTGTTCCATAGGTTTCGCCCGGACCTACAAGGAACATTTTGCTATGGCAGCAGGCGTAGGTCCGGGCATTAGTTTGTATTAAAAGGGGAGCGAATCCAGATCGTCGTCCTCTTCGGGTGCATTGTCCGTCGCTGGCACGGCGTCGGCCGGCTGTGCCGGCGGGTTCTGAATCCATGCCTGTGCGTTCTCGGCCTGCGTCACTTTAGCAGCTGCCGGCATTTGTGGTGCAGCAACATGGCCAGGGACAATAAGACCAGGTGCCCTGTCGTCGATTCTATCGCCCGGCTGTAAGCCGCTAGGTGTAGCCGCAGGAAAGCTTGCCGCCTTGGCGAGCGGCCTGTCCTCCTTCACGGTAAGGCCGTCGGCGAGAAGGGACTCCACGCAGCCGCGGGTCAGGTATGCCGGGATAGCGTCGGGCACGACAGGAACCTTCTGCCCCTTCTTGACCTTGAGGACGTTTGCGATTTCGGCGTAGACCTTGCCGTCCTTGCCAGTGGTTTCGGTCACGATGACTTGAGCCGGGAAGCCGACCATCTTGCTGCAGTCGAAGCCCTGCGTCATGCGCTCAAGGCTTGCACCCGTCCAAGTATTGATGAAGGTGTACAGGTTCGACTTCTCGTTCAGCACGATTGTGAACGGGCGCGTGCGCAAGTACTGGCATTGGCCGCCCTGTCCTTCGGAAATCTGGAAGATGAACTGCGCCTTCGTCACCTTCTTAGACTTGTCATTGTAGTCTGTGAACTCGCGTGCGGTAACTCCGCAGCAGACTCCGTTGTAGGCGCCTGCTTCCAGGTGCTCGAAATCGGCGGTTTCAGAAGGCATTGCCATCCAGATAGATTTTTGTTCGTTTGCCATTTTGTTTTCCTTTTTGTTGCGGGGTTCTCTTCGGCTTGCTTGCGGCCTCCATGCCCCCTGGTTAAGCTCTTCTAAAACAAATATAGTAAAGATGTGAAGTCGTGCTGTTGTACCACACATTCATAGTTTTGTAAATTTTAGGAAACCTTCTCGGAGGCTTCCATCTGGCGGATGCGTTCGAGGACCTCTTCCTCGCTCGGCAGGAAGCGCGGGTCGCTGAACATGTCCTCGATGTCAATTCGAAGCCAGTCCTCAAGGGTCATGAGCATCGCGCAGTAGGCCTTCGTCCTCAAGTCCATGGACTTGATTCCCTTGCGGGAATTCAGGTCCCGGAAGTTCTCGTTGAACCAGCTGCGCGTTTCGCAGTCGCGGTGCTCAGGGTCGTGCATAGCTTCGAACACACCGTAGAGCACGGCTTCGAGCGAGTCGTCCTCGCCGTAGATTTCCGGGTCGAAGCGGTGAAGTTCCTTGAGGTCCACGGAAATCATGACATTGCGGTCGTGCTCCTCGTCATACATCGAAATTCCGTTTAGACGAATCTGCTTCACGGCGAAGAAGAAGTCGTCCATGGTGAGGCCGGCGGCGGCGCGTTCGATTTCAAGGTCGATTGTATTGTTCTTTTTCATGTTATGTCCTATTGGTTGATTGTTTTATTGATTTCGGCGAGCACTTCAGGCTTTATCCAGCAGTACTTGCCGGTGGCCGGGTTGAACCGGTACTTGAGCCCTTCCGCCCTCAGCTTAGCGTTCCTCGCGTTCTGCTGCGCTCGGACGACGGTGCCTTTTTCCTTGTAGTAGACGGCGTGCTGCTCGGCGAACCTATCAGCATTCGCCATGTAGTACGCCCTCCCATAGGCGAGCTTGTGCTCGCGATTGTCGGCGTACCATTTGCGGTATGCTTCTGGATTGTAGGTGGACATATAGACCACCTAGACATAGAAGTCATACGAGCTCTTAAGGCAGGCCTTGAGACTTTCTCTAAGATTGTGGTAGTGGTCTTCGTCGTTCTTGTCGAGGTAGTACTCGACGCCGACATAGTCGAAGCCCTTGGCAGGCATCAGCGGGGTTCCGGCGGAGCGAATACGCAGGCTACGGCTTTCGTCCAGGATGAGTTCCTGGGCCACGGCGAGAACTTCCTTGAAAGAAGGAAGGGACTCCTGCCACGCCGGTTCATGGTCGTAGAAGGCGTGGGCCAGGCGGGATGCGCACTTCTTCTCGTACGCGGTGAGCTTTTCTTTGTTTTTCATTTGGACCTCAGTTGTTAGTGTTCAACAATCTGTTCCATAGGTCCTTGATTCAAATATAGCAAAAAAGATGTAAAGATGTATCACATTTTTCGAGAAAATACTGTAAAATTTTCTAAACAATTGTGGAGGCCCACCTGACCAGGCCCGGCCACTGCTTCTCCCACTTCCTGTCGTCCCACGGGCACTCCACGCTAAGTACGGCATCGCCGAGGCCCTTGTGCATGTACTTTGCCAGCAGGCGCTTGGCCTCGGCGTAGCGTACGCCGGAGCCTACCGGCACCTCCCTGAGCTCGTATTCCAGGTCGGCGAGCAGCTGGCCTACGTCGGCCTCCTTGGCCTTCTCGCGTGCCTCCTTGGCGCGAAGCGCGAACTCTACGTCCTCGTCGGCCTTCATCCTGGCGTACTGCGTCCATACGTCGTCGCCTCCCCACTTCTCCCCGTCGTTCTGCAGGTACATGTATGGGGCGTCCTTGGCGCGGACGCAAGGCAAAATTTGCCAGTGCCCACGATCCATGCAGCACCTATCTACATGCGGAAAGTTCCAGAGAAGGTTCGCCTTTACACGGCGCGACTCGAGGAGCTCGCAGGGCATCGGCGTGGCCAGGGGCATGACCACGCGGAAGCGGTCGTTGGGCTTGTATCCGTACGAGTAGCTGGTGTACAGCGTCCAGCGGTACCTCGAGTACTGCTCGGCGAACTGGCGGATGGTGATTCCGTCGTCGTAGTCCAGCTGGAGGGCATAGATGGAGTCGACGTTCGCGCCTATGCAGCGCGGCCTCATCATTCCCCCAACGTCCACGCCCTCGGGAGAGCTCGACATTGTCCCGTAGATTGCCAACGGCGCCCGGTCCTTGTCCGGGAACACGGGCGGATTCTTGAGCAGGCCGAGCCATGCCCCGGCCGTGATTTCGGTCGGGTACATGTGCTTGGCGTACTGGTGGGGCTTGACCAGGAATATCATACGAAGTCACCTACCGTGGGCATCTTGACGTTCAAGTTTATGGGTGCGGCCGGAAGGCCCTGGACCTCCACAGGCGACTCGAATTCGCCGGAGTCCTTCATGCACAGCTGGGTAAGGTTGAAGTCGATGAGTACCGAGTTGCCGCTGACGCTGTCCGGGAGCGCGTGCTTGATATCGCTGATGAAGTTGGGCATCGCCTTGGACTTGAATCCGCAATTCAGGCAGAACTGCTTGTAGGCCTTGTACGCCCTCGCCGCCCCTCCGGAGCCGGCCTTGGCCTTCGTGTCCGTAATCCACTCGTAGACGCTGGACTTTGTCGGGTAGTAGGAATTCTGGATGGCAGATATCTGTTGGCCAAGTTCGCTTGACGGGTCGAAATATCCGCGCTCCAGGTTCTCGTCGATTCCCTGCCAGAAGTACTTGCTGTTGTTCAGCACCACGTTGATGTCGGAATAGTCCTTGACGGGTGCTGCCGTGCACTTGAACTCGAAGAAGCGGCGCATGGTTTCCGGGTCATAGATGACGTCATATAGATGCGTGTTTGCGGAACTGATGCAGGAGAACGTTATGCGCTTCTTGGCGATGTCCTGCGTGTTGTAGAGTCGGGCGTCTAGCAGTTCCCCGGTCAGCATCGACTTGAGGGTGTTGTTCTTGTCTGCCGGCAGCTTGCCCTCCGTAAACTCGCCTTCCACGTTTACGGCCAGTTCGTCGAAGATGAGCACGTAGTTCTCGGTCAGGCGCCGCATTTCCTTGGTGTCCTCGAATACCTTGGCGATTGTCGTGGTCGAGGTGACGTCTTCCAGGGGCGAGCAGAGCTTCTTCAGGGCGGTGGTCTTGCCTATGCCGCCGGCGCCGCAGAAGTTCAGCCAGATGTGGTGGACTACCTCGAGACCCTTCATCTTGCGCTTCACCTGCCACGCCCAGTGCTTGAACAGCACGGAGAAGATTTCGAAGGGTTCCTCCGGCTTGAAGAAGTCGTAGAGTTTCTGGAGCCACCGGTCGGCTGCATCGGAATGTTTTGGATTGTACTTGATGACTTCGAACATATCGTGCAGCCCCTTAGAGTAGAGGTGCGTAAAGTAGGACTCGACAGTCTTGTTTATTTCACCGTCACGGTACGGGAGCTGCTGGGTGTAGATGTCGACCAGCATTTCCGTGGTCAGACTGGATACATCCCGGTCGACACACATGTCGTGGCCGAGGAAGGTGATGCGCTTACCTGTCGGGGAGACTTTCCAGACTGAAGCATGGTCGTCAATCCACTTTGCCACGAACTCGCGCGGGGGCATTCGTTCTTCTTTGTTCTTCTCGGGAGGTGCGTTCCTGATGAGGTATTCCATCATATCCTGTTCCGATATATACTCCCAGTTTGGGAGTACATTCTGGAACTCCATGTACTTGTCGTAGACATTCTTGACCGTTCTCGGTCGACTTGCAAGGTCTTGGTACGTCGGATTGCCGTTTTTCATGCGTGCAACACGAAACGCTGTTTTTTGAAGAAATTCGGCAAATTGTTGGTCGTTCATAGGCTTTTTCCAATTTTTATTTTCCCCCCCGGGGGGGAAGAGTTAATAAGAAATATATAGGGGGCGATTTTTACACCATTTTTTATGGTGAATACGACATTAAACTATGCTCGCCCATTATATTTTTCTCCTTAAAAAAAGACGGGCCCGGGTCTGCCCACCCGGGTCCGTCAATCGTGTTTCCACGATTCTAAAATTCTGTTCCAACGGGCAGCTTGGCTTTTTGAGTATTTGTTGGGACCGCCCATTTTTCCAGCCGTGGGAGTTGAACCCTCCGACTTCAAGAACAAATATAGCAAATCGTCCGAATTACAGACAAACTAATAGACCGACTTAGACCGCCGGTCTTATAATCACTGTATAGTACAAAAATGTTCGACTGTCAACTCGCGCGCCCTTGAACCCGACCAAGGAGTAGGTCTACCATTTCGGCAGGTCCGGCTCTACGACCCGGCGGAGCTCCTCGACCCCTCTGGTCCTCTGGTAGACCTCTAGGGCAACGGCCGCCGAGTGTCCGAGTACCTGACTGACGGCCTTTAGGTCCTCGCATTCCTGGTAGAGCAAGGTGCTCACGGTTTTTCGAAACGTATGCAATCCGCCAGCCTTGACGCCGGCCCGTTCCATCGCGCGCCGGAGCATCGAGAAGCGCCCGGCCTGTGACCTTGGAATGTCGGGGAACAGGGGGCCGCTTGCCTGGATGCGCTTCGCCAGTCGCTCCTGGACGGAGCCTGGGACGGGCACGACCCGTTCGCGGCGGCCTTTCGTGTTCTCCGCACGGAACCTCAAGCACCCGCCCGAGTAGTCCTCCCAGCGGAGCAGGTAAGTCTCGCCCTGCCTGGAGCCGATTGCGGCCATTATCGTGCAGTAGTCGATGAACTGCTCCTGTACGACCTTGTCCCTGCATTCGATGCAGGAGATGATTCTCTGCATCTCGGCCCGAGTCCAGCACGGCCTGGCCGGAGTGTCGACCTTTATGGATGGGATGGCCTCTGCGAGCCCCTGGGCGCCGTACTCGTCACGTAGGAACGTGACGAACGACTGCAGCGCCTTGGAGTAGAATCGGCGAGTGGCTGGCTTCAGGTTCGCCCGAGCCTCTATCGCCGCCTTGACGTGGGCCGCCTTAAAGTCGGTCACGTCCATCGCAGGGTCGACGAGCATGTTCAGGGCGCGTCCCCAGGCGGCCAGCGTGGCCTCGCGCTTTCCTTCCAGGCGCCGTTTTGCCTCCCACTTGTCTAGGCAATCGCGCAAGGTCAAGACGGCCTTGGAGGCCTGTTTCCGTGCAAGCACGCCAGTGCTGTCGATTGTAAGAATTTCGTTTTCCTTGAGCACGCCGGCTGTGTATTCGCCGTACCGGTACTTCTGCTCGTTCAGCCAGCGCTCGGCTTCCTGGCGGGAATCCATCGGGATAAATCTTTCGCGTCCGTCCTGCCTGATTCGGCCGTACCATCTAGGGGACTTAAGCTTCTTGTTTCTAAGAGTTATTGAGTATCTGATTATGAGCATGTGGTATAAATCGATTATAAAAAAGTATTCCAAACGGTATTCCAAATTTAATCGGTTTTCGGGACTCCGGCAGGCTTCGGAACGCAAAAACACGCCATTTCGCGTAAAGTCGTAAAAACAGTTGATTTAATTTTTGAAGCCCGGCATAATGGGCTTTTTTAAGCGGTATTCCAAGCATTGTTCCAAAAGGGCATAGTTTAGTGGCATAAACAGCTAAAGGAGCCGCTAGTTATGGCTAAAAAGTCCGTCAAGAAAGAGACCATCGAGTCGCTCGAGAAGAAGTTCGTCGAGGAGACGTCCAGGTCGCCCATCCACCCTTACATGCGCCCGACGTTCGACATAAGCACTGGCATGCCAATCTCGGACCCGTTCGAGGACAAGAAACCGGAACCTGAACCGGAGAAGAGCATCGAGGAGAAGGTGGAGGACGAAATCCTGTCGACCTACGGCGACATCCCGCGCGGAGCGACCGAGCTCTACCTGAGGGCGATACTGCGCGAGCTAGTGCGGGCACGAATCAAGTAAGGAGGAAAACCATGGAGGAATTCCCGGACAACGTGGAAACGGCCGAAGCGGCCCCGGAACCTGCTGGCGCGGAAAACACGGCCAAGAAGCTCCGTGGAAAGCCAATCACCAAGGAGACGGCCAGGGCATACCAGATGTCCTCCACGCAGGCCAAGAGACGCCGCAAGGAGACGCGCATGAAGATGCTCGCCGCGCTGACCGACCGTCTCGACATGGGCGAGGAACTCTACAAGGCCCTCGCCGACAAGGACCCTGTCTACCTCGAGATGATTGAGAAGGCGACAAGGCTCGTCGGCCTCCGCTGGGAGGATTCCGAGGAGGGTCGCGAACAGCGCTTCAAGGTCGACACCAAGGCCGACATCAGCGCGAAGCTCCAGGCGCCTTCGCTGAACATCACGTTCAAGGACGCAGAACCGAAGGAATAGATGGACTTCGAAATCCCGCTGCTCCCCGTCCAGAAGGAATTCATAACCGCCAAGGAAGACTTCGTGGCGATTGTATCGGGCCGTTCCTGCGGGAAGACCTGGATAGGCGTGCTCGACGCCCTCATGGAGGTGCTGCGCGGGAACAACATCCTGTACATGTGCCAGAACGACGGCGCCTGGTACAAGGGCGGCTGGGTGCACCTGCAGGCTTTCCTGCAGAAGTTCAACCTGCTCGACTACTGGTCATGGAACGGAACCTACAAGACCGGCACGCTGTGCGGCAAGAAGTGGTACGTAGGGACCTACGAGAATGTCGACGGCGCCCGCGGCGCTACTGAATGCAGTACGCTCTACCTGGATGAATTCTGCCTCTCCAGCCCTAGCATTATGGCCGCCCTCGCCCCCTGTTTGCGCGGAAAGGACGCGTACGGCAACGACGTAAACCCGAGAATCCGGGCCTTCTCCTCCCCGAACATGGAGAGCCTATGGCAGCTGATGATTGTCGAGCACGAGAAGTACGGCATCCGCGTGCTGCGCTCGAAACTGTCCGACAACACCTTCATAAGCGAGAAGCAGAAGCGCGTGATGGCCAACGCCATCTTCGACCCGCGTCTCCGCGCGCAGGAGATAGACGGCGAGATAATTCTCGACGGCGGCCAGACGGCCGTCATGAACCTCTCGGACTTCGGCAACCGCATCCAGCCATTCCACGACGACGGCGTCTACGCCGGCCTGGACATGGCCCACAAGGGCCAGCGCGACGGCCACGTCTTTTGCGCGGTCCAGGGCAACCGCCTGCTGGCCCTGCACGAGTTCGGCAAGTGCGACCACATGGAGGTCGCGACCTGGGTCAAGAAGTTCAACGCAGTCCACAGAATCAAGATGCTCTCGATTGACCTGGCCTGGTCGGAGCTGGTATACGAGCAGGTCCGGTACAGTATACCGTCGAGGCAGGTGAGCTTCGCCGAGAAGCCGCCCGAGGACGACGAGAAGGCGCTCCGGCAGTACGCGAACATAAGGGCCTTCGGTTACTTCCGGATGGGCCAGCACACACGCGACGGCCTCGTGTGGGACGTCGAGGGCGAATTCATAGACAAAGACATAGTTTCTGAGCTGAAGAGGGAGGCGTGCAACACGCACTTCCTGCTCGACAGGATGGGACGCATTTTGATAGAGCCGAAGGACGACATAAAGATTCGACTGGGACGGAGCCCTGACGTGGCCGACGCCGCGATGCTCGCGTGCCTGGGCCGTCCGGGGCTGATGAGCCCAACGCTGAAGGCGCACCAGGAAATCGAGGACGAGCAGTACCGCGCGGACCTCGAGCAGATTATGAGCGAGGACTGATGAACCGCTGGCACGCATCTAGGAACCCGTACGAGGAGGCGGAGCTGTTCTGCATGCTGGAGCGAATGCGCCGCAGGGACGAGCTGGACCTGGCCATGGACCGGGAGCTCGGCGAGCTCATCGTGGCCGCGACCAGGATGGGCATGAGCTGCGCCTATGCGGAGGGGGTCCGCTTCGACGGTCCCGAGGCCGAGAGCCAGTGCATGGTCTACGTTCTCGAGGCGAGCAGGAAGGCCTGCACGGACAATCCCAGGCAGTTCGTCAACTACCTGGTCAAGAGCCTGAAGAAGAACTGGATTCGAGACTCCATGACGGAGAACAACAGGCACCGGCTTCTCTACCCGGTGCAGGACACCGACGGCATCGAGCTGGCCGCGGAGCTGGACGGGACGCCTCAGGGCATGGGCCCGTGGGAGAAGCTCAGGGTATTCACAATTAAAGACAAGGAGGCCGACGATGGCCGTAAGACATCTGGAAGACGCGCTCGAGGAAGCGCAGAAGGAACTTGACGAGGCAAGGCAGGCCCAGGAACAGGCCGACGACAAGCCGGCAGAGGATTCTTCCACCGGGCAGGTCGACGAAGTGTCGAACCCGTCCACGGATGACGGGGATAAGGCAGGTGCGAGCCCTGCTGCCCGGGAGGAAGTCCCGCCCGAACCGAAGAAGGACGAGGTCGGCGAGCAGCTCGAGAACATGAACAGCGTAATCCGCCACCGTCTCGAGAAGCAGGCCAGGAAGTACGAGCAGGAGCTCAAGGACAGGGACAGCAAGTATGACGAGCTTGCCCGCCAGTTCGAGGAGTTCAAGAAGCAGGCCACTCCGAAGAAGGAGCTGACCCGCGACCAGTTCGAGACAGACGAGGGCTACGTCGCCGCCCTCACCCAGCAGCAGATTGAGTTGGACCGCGAGAAGCAGGACCAGCTACGCAAGGAACAGGACGAGAAGGACGCCGCGGCCCGAGCCGAGCAGGAGAAGGCCGACGAGGAAATCCGCCAGCGCCAGACCCGCTTCCTGGGCAATGTCGACCGGTGCTTCGAGGTCCCGGAGGAGAAGCAGCAGTTCATGGGCCGCGTGAAGACCTACCTGGGCAAGGGCCTGGGCGAGCTCCTGGACGCCTGCCCGGTGGCGAGCGACTACCTGCTCGCGAGCCCGAAGGGCCCGAGGGTGCTGGACCGCCTCCTGACCGACAAGGCCGCCTTCGTGCGCGTCTTCGACCCGTCCGGAATCACTCCGATGGACCAGTACTACGAGCTGAAGGCCCTGGAGAAGGAAATCTACGGCACGGCCATCAGCACGGACCCTGCCCCGGCTCCCGCCGCGCCGGCGGAGCATCAGCCCGAGCCTGAAAAGAAGCCGATGCCGAAGTACGGCAAGCCGGGCGCCCAGGGCGGCGGCCGAAGCGCCGACGTGTTCACGGACCCGAAGGCCAGGCGCGACGAGGTGCGCAAGATGCTCGGCTTCTAGGGCTTACCGATAGTGATGAGTAAAGGGACGCGTAAGCGGCCTCCGTCCCGGCCACTCATCCAGTGTAAGACTCCGTCCTGGCGGGGACAAAGACAGGCGCCATCCAAGGCGCGCAACAGTGCAATCCACCGCCATAACTAAGGAGTTTTTACCATGGCAATCGCACCCAATTCCTTTACCAACCGCAAGAAGTTGGAACTCTTGGCCACGGCCATCAAGGACAACATGCCCTACATCCTCGCTTCCAAGCAGGAATTCCCGCAAAGCGAGCTCAAGGGTAAGAAGTTCGGAGCCAGTGTCCACACATATTTGCTCGATCCGGGCTCCGTCACGGACGGCATCGTCGCCGACCCGGATACCGTGACTGAAGTCGAACTGACCGCAGTCATGGCCAACAAGAACACTTCCATCGAGACCGACCTCTGGGAAGACCTCAACGACATCGAGGACTTCAAGAAGATTATCAAGACGAAGGGCCTCAAGCTCGCCCGTTCCATCGAAAAGGACGTCATCGACCAGAACATCTACAGCTCCTTCCAGGCTGTCGTGCAGCCGAAGGTCGGCGGTGTTTCCGTGTTCGACACAGGCGTCATCGGTGATTCCTCCGCAGCCCTCGGCGAACTCGCCGTCGCCGGCCGTCTCGTGACCTTCGCCGCCCCGACCTACACCGGCAAGGTGTCCCGCGGTCTCCAGCGCAACCTGCTCCCGGACGACATCATGCGCGACCTGTACAAGTCCCGCTACCTCGGCGAATGCGAGAACACTTCCGTGATTGAACAGGCCCTGATGCCGAAGATTACGATGTCCTCCACGATGGACACCGCCCCGACCATCACGTTCGTGGCCGACAACACCGACTCCAACTCCAACGTGCTCAACTACAAGCCGGTCTCCACCCTTACCGCCTCCAGCGGCAAGACCCTGGAAGAGGGCGCCGCCTACGTCATCCCTGACGTATACGTGGTCGACCAGTCCGGCATGCGTACGAACCAGCCGTTCGTCGTAATCTGGCACAAGGAAATCACCGGCGTGAACAAGGGTGTCGCCACCTATACGTACAAGATTCCTGAAGTCCGCCTGGCCGTCGGCGACCAGAAGGGCGCAGGTAACCCGAACGCATGGACCCCGTCCCCGCTCGCCAACCTCACGTTCGCCCTCACCCCGCTCCTCGGCGCAAGCAAGAGCTACCTCGTTACCCAGACACGTCTGGATGACGCCCTGGTGTTCGACGCCTACACCTTCAGCGACCTCCCGTCTTCCCGCACGGAAAACGTCGGCGTTGACGGCCCGATTGCCCTGAAGTGCATGGAGTTCGGCGACGGCAAGAACGGCGTTCAGCTCACAAGGATTGACGCCCCCTATCTTTCCAAGATTTGGGACCCCCGTCTCTCCGTGACCGGCTACATCGAAGTCTAGTAGGCTGAGTACTAGTCAAAGGAAAACCCTCCGCGAGGAGGGTTTTTCTTTTTTTGGTCTTGACATGTGTTATGTAAAGATGTATATTTGTAATATGAAACCGATAAGACTTTTTATAGTAGGTTACCGGCTCGCCGGAATCAGGCACGAAGGCATTGTTGCATCAGTGCGTTCGGCTTTCGTCTATGTTGTCCGTAACTGGAAAAGACCTGTCGAGGATTTCGGCAAGTCGTTTGGCGACTAGCGCTTCTTCAATGCATTGAGCACCCTGTATGCCCGGCTTCCGGGCTCACCCACGTTCAGCTGCCGGACGTATCCGGGGTTTGCCGCCTTTAGCTCGTCATCGAGCCTGCGGCGGAACATCAGGTCGTACAGAGAAAGGGTGGACTCCTTGTCTGGCATGCCGTAGATTCCTTCCATGATGGGGAGCTGCGGGTGCGACAGCTGGAGGTAGTCCACGTCGATGTCGCGCATGGAGCCGTCCTTGTTCCTTACCTTCTTCTTCGTAGTCATCACGTCGTCAGAGAACAGACCAAGTTCGCGGGCCTCGTCCAGCTTGTCCTTGTAGTGGGGCCAGAGCTTCTCGTAGTTCGTGTAGTTCTCGTTGTGCCGGTAGAAGTTCGGGTCGGCCGCTACCTCCCTGGAATCGGCGTTCTTGAACGCGTCCTTGATGTCTAGCGACTTCAGGACCTCTCCGGCAAGCGAGTCGGCGACGAAGAGGTCACGCTTTTCCCTGTCGGTCAGCGGGTAGGTCTTGCCGCCTATGGTCTCGTAGGAATTGGGCTTAGTTCCGCCCTGGACGGCGTAGAGCGGGTGTTCCTCCGGCTTCCATCCGGCCGCCAGCACGGCGTCGGGCCTGCGGTCGTCGTATGCCGCCTGCTTGGCGGCACGGGCAGCCTCGGCCTCCTCGCGCGCTCGTGCAATCTCGTCACGGGCCGCGGCGTCGGCCTGTTCCCGTTCGAGTTGCTTCTCGGTCTTGACCGCGTTCTGTCGGGCGTTCTCGGCGTCGATTTTGGCCTGCCTTGCGGCTGCTGCCTCTGCCTCCTTTCGGACGGATTTCGCGGCCAGGTAGTCCCGGTATCCCTGTTCGAATTCCTCCGGGACCTCGCCCTTGAAGTAGTCGGCCGGGTCGCGCCCCTTCTCGATTGACTTGTATACCTTGTTCGGTTCCCGCTTGAAGGTCTTGAGCGCGGTCTCTCGGGCGGCAATCCTCTGCTGCTCGGATTTCGGGAGCTGCACCGGCTTGGGGGCGGCCTCCTTCTTGGCCTTCTTCTCCTTGACCACCACCTCTTCCGGTATGTCCACACCGAGCTTGCGGAGCTGCTCCTCTACGGCCTTGCGCTGACCCGGTCGGATTTCGGAAAGGCGTTCTCCCAGGTAGGAGTCGATGTCAAGGCCTGCATCGACTATTTCCTGCGCGGCTGCCTTCGGGTTGTTCTTGAATGTATCGAAATTCTGCAAGGCCTTGCGTTCCTTGTCCATCGCGATTGCTTTGTCATACGCTTGAAGTCCTTTCTTGAGTTCATCGACATCTAAGAACTCGGCGAAGCGTTCAAGTGCATAGTCCGCCGGTATGTGATACGTATCTTCGGTGACTTCAGCATACCTCCTATCCAGTTCAGGAAATTCTCCAAACTTTGAGTTGCCCGTGGCATGAGCATAGTCATCCTTAAGGTAAGATTCCGGATTTTTCCCCGTTGTACGCACATATTCACTTATGGCATCAGATTTTGTTATACCCTTGCTTTCAGCATAACGCTCAATCATATCATTGAACGCTGTATTGTTTAAATCGACCGCGGCCTTTGATAGAGCCGGAAGTTCCGTGTGTTCCGCCCCGCGTGCTATCGCTTCGCGGAACAGCTTGCTCCTAGGATTCTTCAACAGGGTGCCAAGCAGCACGGCCTTCGCCGGGCTCCCCCCGGGAATCCAGTCGATTGCCCCGGACTTTCCGCCGGCCAGTTCCGTGGCCAGGCCTGCGCCGCCTCCCATGAGGCCGACGAGCAGGTCGCCCGTCAACGACCCGGTCCCTTCGCCGACAAGGGCTTCGCCGATATTGGCCAGCCCCCTGTTGAGCTTAGGGTCCCTGAGGAACGCGTTCAGCGCGTTGTCCTTCTTTTTCTCTACGGGTTCCGTCTTGAAAGTGCCGCCGCGCCATAGCTCGGCTGGTTTCTTCGGTTCAGGCCTGCGGTCGGCCTGTGCAAGTATTTCGCGGGCGCGCCGAGCCCAGTCGGCCGCAAGAATGTCCGATGTCCTAAGGTCTGCCATGAATAGGGGCCTCCTGTCCATAACTAGCGCCCGGCCGTCGATAGTTATATGCAGGAGACTCCATAATGCTAGCAGTAAACGCACTCATCCAGGAAGCCCTGGAACTGACCTCGATGGTCGGGGACGGCGAGGCCGCCGACGGCACCCTCGCCGCGTCCTGCCTCGGCCTGCTGAACAGGGTCGTGGCCAGGCTCAACAACGACAACTACTTCTCGTCCACGGTCGACTACCGGGACATCCAGGCCGGCGGCGAGGTGACCTTCCGCAAGCTCGAGGAAGGCGAGGAACTCCAGCCCGGCACGGTGGACATGGAACCACCGGAATCGGTCGAGGGAGTCTCCCGCAAGCTGGGCATCCGCTGGGTGCAGCTCCTGCCGAGCAACCCGCGCGACCAGATGGGACGGTTCACCTATTCCCTACCGATGTCCTACAGCTACGGCTTCCGCTCCGAGACGGCGCCTTCCGGCGAACAGCGCATGGTCGGCGACCTGCTCTTCGACGGCTCCGCCAGCTGCGAGCTCAGGATTTTCTTCAACCACCGCCTGCCCAAGTACGAAATCACGGACACGATGGCGATTTCCCCGCTGTACCACGACGCCATCCTCTACTCGCTGGCCGTGGCCATCTGCGAGAAGTACAAGCTCGACGACTACAAGCCGGGCATGATTGCACAGAAGAGCGCGGCGCTCGACGTAATCGACCGCAACACCTTCAACAACCGAGCCCTCAACTCGGGCCTCGCCTACAACGGCAGCTACCTTGACGGGTACTGCAACGGCATGGGCGGCAACGGCCTCGTAATAGGAGACTAGGATGGCGACTTCCCAGGTCATGCAGATGCTGGTCGGCAAGACCGCGAAGGGCAAGTTCCCGGCCGTGCAGGGCTCGGAGCTTTCCGTGAACATGTTCCGCGGCGACAACGGCGGCAAGGCCTTCATGGAGTCAATCCACGGCATCCGCAAGCTGATGTACCTGGGCGGCAAGTGCCGCGGCACCTATGTGTCGACGCGCGGCCTTGACTCGGAGCACAGCCCCGAGGACATGTTCGCCGTGATGGGCAACGTGGTGTGGCGCCTGAAGGAGAACGAGAAGACAAAGCTCTTCACGGTCGCTTCCGGCGGGCGCAGGGTGTGCTTCGCCGAGACCGGCGGCCCGACGCCCATCATGCTCGTCGCCGACGGCGTGAACCTGCACTCCTACAACCTTCTCACCGGGGAGCACAGGTACGTGCAGCTCCCGGTGTCCGTCGAGGGCGAGGGCCATGTCGTCAAGCCGACCCACTGCTGTGTGATTGACGGGTGCATCGTGATAAACGATCAGTCTAGCGGCTACTGCTACTACTCGAACAGGTATGCCCTTTCGGCGCCGACCCGCGAGGTCTTCGACCTCGACAACGGCCAGGTCCAGTACGAGCCCGACGGCATCACGGTCAAGATGAAGACCGTGGATTCCTGGGACTGGTGCTTCTACGACGACTACCACACGCAGATGTTCTTCCTGAGCACGGCGTCGAGCGACTGCGTCAACGGACTGATTTCCGTGGGCAGCTACCTGTACGTCTTCGGCCCGAAGAGCGTGGAGGTCAAGACCTACCAGGGCGGCGAGTACGCGACCTGGAGCGACCTGTACTTTTCGGCGCACAACAGCTTCGGCCTCGAGGCACCCGACAGCCTCTGCCAGGTGGGCAACACGGTCTTCTTCATTTCGACGGGCCAGGCGCGCGGCAAGTGCGTGATGGCCGCGACCGCGACCAATTTCGAGCCGGTGTCCGATTCCTGGCTCGACGAGCTCCTGGAGAGCGAGAACACGGACAGCGCCTACTCGTTCGCGTACGCGGAGTCCCATCACCAGTTCGTGGTGCTGCAGCTCGGCACGCTGGGCCAGACGTGGTGCTACGACCTCGCCAGCAAGGAGTGGCATTCCCGTACCAGCAGGGACCGGAACACGACACTGGAGATGCAGTGGCGCGTGGGCGGCATAGCCTACTGGCACCAGAAGTTCTACTGCTTCACGAACGACGGGCTGTTCGCGGCCCACGACGGATTCGTGGAGGAGTACAACACGGGCAGCCCGCTTCCCGTGATAAGGCACAGGCAGGGCCCGGTGTTCGTCTCGGACAACCGCCCCTTCGTGATAGAGGAGCTCGCACTGGAATGCAACAGCGGTTGCACCCCGGACTACCGGGAGGACCCTGACGTGCTCCTGGAGCTGAGCAAGGACGGCGGCATGACGTGGGGCAACGTGCGTGCGGCCAAGTTCGGGCGCACCGGCCAGTACAGTCACCGCGTGCGCTGGCACGCGCTGGGCATGGTGAGGCTCGCCGTGGTCAGGATTACCTTCAGCGAGCCGATGGACTTCGTGCTGACGGACTGCGACGTCCGCGCGGCCAAGACAGGAGCGATGATGTAATGGCGATGCGCGGCGGACATATCGGGCTCGACATGCCCGTGGAGATGCTCCGGCAGGTGCTGGAGGGCAACTGGAACGAGTACGAGAGGGACGGCTGGCACGTGGTCAGCTGCCCGGTGTTCACGGTCATGGAGAAGGCGTGCCAGGTGGGCCCGCAGGTTCTCCCGCTTAGGCCGTGGCGCCAGACGTACGCTGACATAGTTTTTGACGGGGGGCACGACGTGAAGCTCGTGAAGCCCGGGCAGCAGACAATCGACATCGAGGGGCAGGCCAGCTTCGTACGGCTTGTCCAGTATGGACAAGGAGAAAGGTGATGATAAATGTGCTTGATAAGGTCGGGGACTTCCTCGGCATATCGAACAAGGACGAGGTGGCCGCCGGACAGAACTCCCTCGACCAGCTCATGGCGGACGCCACCAGCGTCGGCCAGCAGAACAGGCAGCTCTACGGCGACTACCTGAACCGGATGCAGGGCATCTACGGTCAGGGCGCCGGGCAGTACGCGGACGCCGTGAACAACCTGGCGAATGCAATCGGCGAGGGCGCCGATTCCTTCGGCTACACCGGGAACGTGAACGACTTCTACGACAAGTTCGCGAACCAGACGATGCAGGCGTCCATCAACGCAATGAAGAACATGGGCGGCCAGAATTTGTTCTCGAGCGATTTCATGAACAACCTGACTAACCGCCAGGCCGCGCTTGCTTCCAGCCAGTGGGAGAAGGCCTACGACAAGATGATGCAGGACCGCCAGCAACAGCTGCAGGAATGGCAGGCCGGCCAGACGTCGAAGCAGAACTACCTGTCGAACCTTGGCTCGCTCGCGTCGCTCTACGGGAACGACCGGAACCAGCTCGCGAACGCCTACGGCGACTACTACTCGAACCTGGCGAGCCAGAACAACGCGGACCTGCAGACCCGCGCTGACCTCACCTCGTCCCGCACCAACCTGGGCCTGCAGGCCGACAACGGCTTCGGAACGCTTCTCGGCGCCGCCGGGACAGTACTTGGCGGGCTCGCACTCTAGGAGGGAACATGGCACTGACAGTGAATTGGAGATGGAACGCGCCGCAGATTGGCGGCGACTACGCGCAGGCAAACGCGATGCGCGAGGGCATCCTCGGCGCGGCCAAGGGCGTGGCCGACATGATGCGCAACACCCGCGAAGAGAAGTGGAAGGAACAGGCCCAGAAGAACTGGGAACTGTCCTTCGCGAACAACGCAGACCAGTGGCAGAAGCAGTTCGACCGCGCCGGCGACCAGTGGCAGAAGCAGTTCGAGCAGAGCAAGGCCGTGCAGGACTTCACCATGAACCGGCAGAAGGCGCAGGACGAGTGGCTGCAGAAGTGGTACTCCCAGTACTTCGGGGACGACCCGAAGGAACGCCGGTACCAGGAACTCATGGCCAAGTACGGCGACGCCTCCGGAGACGCCGGTCTCGTGCTCGCAGGCCTCAACCCGCAGCTGTTCTAGGGGTAGCCGATGGCCCAGAAGGGAACAATGGCAGGCCGCATCCTCTCGATGCTAGTCGGCGCACTTGCCGCCGGCGGTGCCGGAGGCATGGGCGGCGGTATAGCCGGCCGCGTCCTCAGTGGCGGCATGACCGGCCGCGGTCCGGCTCCGGGAACTGCCCTGGACTATCCTGACCGCAACAACGACTTCATCTACAACGTCGACCTGGTGGACGTACCGGAAGGCGGAGGCCCGACCTTCAACCAGAGCTACAAGGCCTTCCCGCAACCGAAGTACGCACGCATGCAGACGCTCGACCAGCACAACCGCGCGCTCAACAAGTACATCCGTCCGGGCCAGAGCCCTCTGGAAAGACGGTGGGCAATCGAGAAGGGACAGGAAGAGGAAAGGAAGCTCCCCGAGTTCTGGGTTGACGACACGCACGCGAGGGACGACCGTTCCAAGGCGAGCTCGTCCGCCGTATCCGGAATCAAGATTCTGCCGAACGGGGACATCAGCATACAGTTCCGCGGGAAGGGCAAGTGGTACACCTATAACGGAGGGGCGAACCCGTACGAGGCGGCCCTCGAGGCCCACGACCTGTTCACCTCCAACTCGATAGGCCAGAACATGAACAGGAGCAAAGCCGGCACCTGGGCATCGCAGCACGCCAAATGGTAAGGAGAAATTCAAGATGGCAATGACAAGGGACTTTACGTGGAACATCCAGGGGCGCCCACAGGCGCTCGAACAGATGGCAGCAAACGCGGCAGCTGCCGAAGCCTCGCTCGGCGCAAACCAGTACGCGAACCGGATGGCCGCAAACGCGGCCGCCGCCGAAGCCCCGCTCGCCGCCAAGGAATACGCGGACCGGATGGCCGCAAACGCGGCCGCAGCCGAAGCCTCGCTGGGCGCCAAGGAATACGCCGACCGCATGGCGGCCCGCTCCATGGGCCTACAGGCTCTCCCGGACACCACCTTCGGGCAGGCCCAGTCGGCACTCTACGGACAGATGGGCGACGAGGCCGTGCGTGCGGCCGAACTGAAGGAACTCGCGCAGCTCAAGGCCGAGCGCGAGAAGAGGATGAACGACCCGAAGCTCAGGATGGCCGCCATGCTCGCAATGGCCGGGCAGCCAGGGGCAATCCAGTCCATTCTCACCAACGACCTCACCAAGGGCGGCACGAAGAGCCAGGCGCAGTCCGACATGGACGCGCTCGAGGCCCAGATAGTCAACGACATGTTCGCCCTGGCAAGCGCAGACAAGGATACTTACGAAAAGCTTACGGCAGGCCTGCTACCTCTCTACAGGAGCAAGTGGGAGGAGTTCGCCAAGAAGGGCGGCAAGAGCCGCATGGGCGGCTCCGACTGGGATTCCGGCTGGGGCCAGATTATCGCCGGTCTCGGCGCCACGCGGCAGGGAAAGATTGACAAGGCCAATAAGGACAAGAGGAACGCCAAGAAGGCAGCCGACAAGTTCTAGGAGTCAGGATGAGTACCGAGGACATCATCAAGAAGAAGTTCACCAGGGAGCAGCTCGATTGGATTGCCGACAACGCAATCCCGGCACAGGGCTCGACCATGGAGGAGAAGCTGGCCGACATGGCCAAGCAGCTCTTCAAGGCCGGCATCTACTCCACGGTGAAGGAAAAACAGGACCTTTCCGACATTGCGAAGGGCGGCAAGCTATCCTATGACCTCAATTCCCTTGCGCAGGTGGCGGGATTCAGCCAGGCCGGCACGGGGGACAAGGCCGTGTCCGCCGGGCAGCAGTTCTACAATGCATATTTCGGCGGGGAGAAGGACAAGACCGAGCGCGACCTGTGGCGCACCCGCATCAAGACCGCATACGGGGAGGACGGCTGGGAGAAGGCCAAGAAGGTACTCCAGGCTACAATCAACTCCAACACAGCGCGGGCCATCGAGAAGGGCGGCGAGAAGGTGTTCGAGGATACCCCGGGTCACCAGGTGGTCGAGCTGTTCCGTCCGCGCTTCGCCCAGGCGGTCAAGGAGCGCAGGGACCCGACCACCCGCGAGCAGCTCATGGACCTCGGTCAGAACCTGCTCTACGCGGCGCCCGTAGGAGGCATCAACGCGGGAATTGCCCGTGCTGTACCCGGCGTGGCGGGCAAGGTGCTCGGGGCGTTCGGCTCGAACGCAGTAGCGCCCGTCGCCGTCTCGACTCTCGACTACGCGCTTGGAACAAAGGACTATGCGGGACCGACCGACGCGCTAATCGACGCCGGTCTCGGGACCGCTACCAACCTCGGCATCAACCGCGTGCTCGCCCCGATGATTTCCGCGGCGGTCAACGCCGGCATGGTCCGCGGCAGCGTACCGCAGTGGCTCAGGAACTTCCTGGAAGGGACCAAGAGCGAACGCGAGGCTGCCCGGGACCTCATCGCAGAGGCGGAGAACAAGATTAAGCGGCACTACGGCGAATCCAACAGCCAGTACATCGCGAAGCGCGCGGCCGGCAAGCAGCCTGACCGTCTTACCGACGAGCAGCTGAAGGCATACACGGACATCCTCAACGCCAGGGACATGCTTGGCGAAGACGAGGCTGTCAGCGCGGTGTCCGAACGCATCAAGGTATTGAAGGCGTCCGAGAAGGCACTCGACAGGTACAACCCGGCGCACGACATAAAGAAGCCGCTTCGCGAGCAGGACGACTGGTATGCCGTGCAGAAGGGCATGAAGACCCCGGAACAGTACGTCGACTACGTGATGCCGGGCGGCCGCATCGCAGGCAACAAGTATGGTGACATCGCCGACTTCGTCGGCGCCAAGGGCGGCCGCATGGAAGAGGCCGCATCCAGGGCCATGAAGGCCCACCCGGAACTCATATCCCTGTTCGAGCAGCGCACCGTAAAGGACCGGCTCACGGACCCGGGCATGTACTTCGACATGGCGAAGAGCTGGGGCGTGAACGAGGCCGGCGACGACAACGCCGCGCAGGCTTTCCTGTCCAGGTTCGGGGTCAACCCGCGCGACCTGCGCGATGTACAGGAAGGCAGGCGCAAGAAGAAGGACGTCGCGCGCGATAGCGCGAAGGTCCTGGACATGGCCAAGGGCGACGGGCTCACCGAACAGGACCGCATGTGGCTTTCGAAGATTGCGGCCAAACCGGATATAGTTTCTGGAATGGGTGAAGGCAACTCGACGGCCTTCAGGAACTGGTACCTGCTCCGTGGCCAGAACCTGCTCCGAGACACAAAGTATTTCAGGGCTACCCCCGACGTAGAGGATGTATGGACGAAATAATCGACATCACAGGATTAGTGCAGGCCGAGCCGGAATTCGACGGCCAGGCAATCATCGACCGCTTCCGCGACTTCCGGAAGCGCTCCAAGGACCAGTTCGACGGGAACTACAACTCGATGCGCGAGGACCGGGCCTTCCTCAACGGCGAGACCCAGTGGGGCTCCAAGGACAACAAGTTCGTGGGCAAGTCGAGATACAGGCAGACGGTCAACATAGTTTCGAACAACGTGAACGCCGTAGTCAACCAGTACAGCCTCTTCGGATTTACGTTCTACACGGGCGACTGGGAAGAGGACCAGATTTTCGACGCCTTCATGAAGCGGCCCGGCAACTCCGTGTGCGGCTCGGAGGCCCTCAAGAACTCGGCCTCGCTCGGACTCGGCGTCATGGCAATCGGCTTCGAGAAGGACGGGCTCCCGTGCATCTACTCCATCCAGGACTTCAACCGAGTCGTACTGGACCCGGAGTCGAACGAGCTCGACGGCAGTGACCAGGTCGAGGGCGCACTCATAGACTGGCGTGGAAAGCGATGGGTCGAGCTGAACTACGGCCCCGACTACGTCCCCGGCGAGCGCGAGAGCAACATCGTCCCGGCCCGCAAGGACATGGTGCCCATCGTCACCTACTTCGTCCTCGAGGAGGAAGGCTGCCACGTCTACACGCTGGTGAACAACCACGCCATAGACGAGGGCGTGCTCCCTATTTCCAGGGTGCCTATATTCCCGGTCTACGGGGAGCGCTACTTCGACGACGACGGAGACATGCACTGGACGGGCATGGTGGCAAAGGGCCGCTCCATCCAGAAGATTGTTAATTTGTCTGTAACCCAGCTGGCCGAACGCCTATCGCTCAGCCCGAAGCCGCAGTGGATGGGCACGGTCAAGGCCTTCAAGGGCCTCGATAACTACTACAAGGACGCCGGCTCCGGCGTGAACACGATAGTCCCGTTCAACGCCAAGGACCCGGACACCCAGGAGAAGCTGGAACCGCCGCAGCGCTTCGACCAGAAGGTCCAATTCGAGGACCTCTCCGGGATAGTGGGCAACACCCTCGCGCTCATGGGCAGCGTGACCGGCGTGGACAGCCACGGACTCGTCGAGCAGACGAGCATGAAGACCGCCAGGGAAATCGACTACGCGGCCGAGACCTACTCTACCAACATCAGGCACTACATGGTGCACCTGCAGGCCAGCTTCCGCGCGATGGGCGAATGCCTGGGAGTCCTCCTCGGAATCGAGAACCAGGTAAAGATTTGCCAGGGCCCGATTGAGTACCTGGGCCTCAAGCAGGCCCGTGCCGAAATCGTGCAGCTCATCCAGGTGGCCGAGCCCAACCAGAAGCCGGCCCTCATCGACGCGCTCATCCAGACCTACCCGGACAACCCGACTATGGCAAGGCTCTACGCCGCACTGCACAGCGTCCCGGCCCCGACTCCGATGGAGATGGAGATGCAGCAGACCGTCGAGATGATGAAGCAGGCAATCCAGGAGAAGGACCAGCAGATTCAGCAGATGGACCAGCAGCTCAAGTTCCTTGAGACGCAGCAGAACGACCAGTCCAAGAACCGAGAGATGGAGCTAATCAAGATGCAGCTCAAGCACCAGTACGACCAGGAGGACGCAATCCTGAAGGCGCAGCTGGATTCCGGCATCGACGCTGACCGCGCGGCCATAGAGGCCGAGCGCGAGGGCATGAGGCTCGAGGGCGAGGCGCAGAGCCTGGCGCTCAAGCTCGACGGTGAACGCGCGAAGCTTGCCATGCAGAAGGCGAAGGACGCGATGGAGCTCAACAAGAAGGACGCGATGAACCGCATCGAGGTGGCGTCCGCGAAGGCCAGGGCCATGCAGTCCGCAAGGCCGGCACAGGAAAACGGGGGTGAGGAATAATGATGCGCGAATCTTGGAACCCTGGGACAATAGTTGACGACCAGGGCCGGCCGCTCGTGAACGGCCGCGTCACCGTGCACGTGCACGACAGCTACGCCGTCGCCGACATCTACACCTACGAGGGCGACGAGTACATACCGGCCCCGAACCCGCAGTACCTGGACGAGAACGGGCGCCTGTCGGCGACCTTGTTCGCCGACCTCGGCGTATATGACGTCGAGGTGCAGAAGTCGAACGGCGACGGAACCTACGAGGACTTCGACAACTTCGAGTTCGGCATCGACGCGAAGCTCGACGACTGGAACCGCACGGAGGTCGACACGGTCGAAGACCTTGCCGACCTGGACCCGACGGTATCGTCGCAGGTGGTGACCGTGCGCTCGTACCCGCGCCGTTCCTACCTGTGGGACGCCGGCTCCGTCGACACCCCGGACGGCGGCATCGTCGTTGAGAGCAATGTCGAAGGACAGGGCAACTGGATTCTGCTCTGGGACTCCCCGTACCTGCCTTCGAGCGTCTACGGCGTCAAGCCCTCGGACATATCGAACCTGGGCGCGTTCCTGACCTACCCGGACTATGTGGGCAGCATGTCGTTGCGCACGCCGCAGTGCGTGCTTCTCGAGCAGGGCGCGTACGCGCTCGGCACTGTCGTGTGCAACAAGCGGCTCGCAATCGACAAGAACACGAGATGGACCGGGCAGATACGCACGAACCAGGACGTCGAGGTCATGGGCTCGCAGACGGCGGCAATCGGCGACATCTACTTCACGAAGCCGGGATGCACGGCGCACTCGTCGTGGTATCCGTCAGTGGAAAGCTTCTGGCACTGCGGGGCCGACACCTTCATCGTTGACAGCTCGAATTACTTCACCGGCACGGTCCTGAGCACGTACGCGGACCTTTACGGGAAGACCGTGGAGGGTCACGGCACGCAGGTCACGGCATACGCGAATTCGTCCGCCTTCCGGGTGAACTCTACATCGTCCGTTCCCGACGGATTCTTCGGAAAGGACGACTATGTGGCGGTCATGGCCGACATCGGCGACGCCGTGTTCTCCGACTTCGCGGCCTGGGACCCGGGCCTTGTCACTGCCGGCCACCACCAGTACTACATGCAGAAGCCCTCGCTGGGAAAGTTCAGAAACGCGGACCGCTGGCTCGGGGTCATGCTCGAGCGCCGCGCAAGGCTCACGCAGCAGCAGTGGAACGACTACGAGCTCGACCTGCAGGGACGCACCGTGTCGACCTTCAGCCTGCCCGCGGGCTCGTTCACGACCGTGAAGAACGGCGCAGTTTCCGGCGCGATAAACGTCGGCTCCAGTACCCTCGTGCTGCGAAACATGCAGGCCTCCCTGCACATACTGGCCGGCGCCGGTACCGGAGTGGTAGGGTACGGCTCCAGGCTTACCTTCATCGACTCGGCCGGTCTTTCCGAGGCGCAGCTCGACGGCTGCGACACGACGGTCCTGGGCTCTGCGGGCTGGGACCCGGCTACCGTCACGGTCGCCGTCAACGGCGGCAGCTTCGACGGCGTAGTCAAGCTCTCGGACGCTCACGCCGAGGCGATGGCGCTGCACGGCGCCGTGTCATTCAACGGGGTCAGGATTGCGCAGCACGGCTGGCGCCTGAACCGCATCGACATGCGCTGCTGCGAGTGCGCGGCGAAGATTGACCTGATGCCGGCATCGGGCGGGGACACCTACTGGTACTGGACCGCGACGCTGGTCGGCAACCGTTTCACGGGGGACGCCCGCGTATGGTTCGGGGCCTGCTTCGCATCGGGCTCCAGCCACAACGAGCTCGACGGCAGGATGCGCCTCAACTGGGTGCGCATCGTGGACAACGACTTCGGCGGCACCGACGGGTACGGAGTCAAGATGATGAAGTACAACCCTTCGACCCACAACATGCTCATGGCCGCCGACACCGGAATCTGGGAATACCGGCGGAACACCGGCAGGTGCCCGCTGGTTTCCGTCGGGGCAGTACCCTGCGGCGCCGGCTGGTCCACTGTCCAGAGCGGCATGAACATCTGGAAGGTCTACTCGGAGAAGTGGAACGTATTCTGCCCGTACAACAACTACGGCGACGGCTCTTACCACCTGGCGCAGGACGGGACGGGGACTGGCGTGTCGAACGTACAGGTTCCGTACGCGCTGTGGTCGAACCTCATCGGCGGGGAGCCCGAGACCTACGCGTACGCGTACGGCGGCGTGGGCATCGACATTCCCTCCATCGACGACGAGGACGTCAACAACCTGTTCATCGTGAAGCTGGCGGTCGGCTCCGGAGTGGCCGGCGTAGCGCCTCCCGCACTCGACTCCGGCAACGTGTGGTTCCCGGCTCCGGGCGTGGCCTAGAGCGCTAGTTATAAGCAGGAGAGTTCCAGATGGCTTCTTTCGCGCCCCTATTTCCTTTAGAGACCCAGTTCCAGGCAAAGTCAGGCCGCAACAACACCGGCGGCTGGCTCAAGGTGTACCTTGCCGGCACGGACGACCTTGCCGACACCTACTCCGACTATGTAGGCACACGGAACCCGGAACGCATCGTTCTCGACGACAACGGCCGGGCGACGGTAATATGCGACAAGTCCAGGGCGTACCGGCTCGAGGTATACGACATCTCCGGCGCGCTCCTCTGGACCGAGGAGCCCCTCTACTGCTCGGGCACGGGCGGCGGGGGTGTGTCCGTCACGAAGGTCATCAGCACGGACGGAAGCATCAGGGTGGATTCCGCCACCCAGGGCTCCACGACAGTGTACGACATCGGGATGGCTCCGCCTGACAGCGACGAGTTCCTCGAATGGGTGAAGTGCGAGAACGCCGGAATCGTTCCCGGCTCCGTATACCCGTCGTTCGTGGAAGGCACGATGGAGACCTACGCGGGCCAGGGACTGCATGTGGGCAAGGACCGTTTCTACCACGTCACGAACAGCTTCGCGGTGGACGCGGCCGGGACCGGACTTAACTACGAGACCTTCACCGTCGTCCTGAAGTTCGACGACGGCAACGGCGCAGTCGCGCTCGCCTCGCACCGGTTCGACATCGACACGTCGCTGAAGGACAGGCAGAACTTCGAGTTCGCCTACGACCTGAAGGCGCCGGCTGACGGGTATGTCTACTGGGACGTCTCGTTCGCGGCCGGAATAGCGACGGTCGTCGGGACGATGCAGGCGCACCGCATCTACAGCGGAATCAACGCCGTGCCCGACACCTGCGCCACGAAGCAGTGGGTGCAGGAGACGTTCACCTACAACATGTCCGCGCGCATCCCGTTCTCCGCGCTCGGATACAACGCCAGTTCCGAAATCACGGGCATCAGCGGTTCCGCCATCGCCGGCGGTACCGACACCACGGCGGTGTCTTCCATAGCCCAGACCTACGCCCAGTCTGCGGTGAGCGCGTTCAGCTCCTGGACCGGCGACATGAGCTCAATCAGCGCGAAGGCAGACCAGAGCGCTCTCGAGGACTGCTGCAGCTCCGTGCAGTCCGCTCTTTCCGGCAAGGTGGACTACAGCTCTTACAGCTCGTTCACGTCGCAGGCAAGTTCCGACATTTCCAGCATTTCCTCGATGGTCTCCGGCGTTACCGGCGACTGGTCCGGCAAGGCCGACAAGAGTTCCCTAAGCTCGAAGCTTGACGCCTCGGCATCGTCCGAATTTTACCTGTCTTCCAATCCGTCCGGGTTCATCACGGTCGCCGACCTTTCGCCGTACCAGCTGACTTCAGGCATGACCGCCTACCAGCTGTCCGGCGACTACGCGTACAATTCGGCCGTTTCTTCGAAGCTCGACGAGAGCGCTTTCACGTCGTACACGGCGACGGCGCTCACCGGCATCCAGCAGGACACTGCCGACATATCGGCCCATGTTTCCGGATTGACCGGCCAGTACATCGAGAAGAGCGCCTCCGGGGCGTTCTATCCGAGTTCCAACCCGTCGAGCTTCATCACTGTCGCAGACCTTACTCCCTACCAGGAGAAGTCCGCCATGACGGCGTACCAGAGCGCCGGGGACTACGCGTACAACAGTGCAGTTTCTTCCAAGCTCGACGCCTCTGCCTCCGCCGACTTCTACTCTACGTCGAATCCGTCCGGCTTCATCGCCGGCGTGACGACCGACTCCAGCATGAGCGGCGACGGCAGCGTCGGCTCGCCCCTCGGGGTGGAACGGGTAGACCTGGTGTTCGATAGCTCGATGACGACCTCGGTATCCGGGGGCAGCGCAGTAGTCGGCGTGAACACCTCGGCCCTTGACCTGTCTTCTTACCAGCATGTATCCGGCATGACCGCATACCAGCCGGTGTCCGGCATGTCCGCGTACCAGCCGTCCGGCGACTATTACAGCGCAAGCAATCCGAGCGGGTTCATCACGGTCACGGACTTGAGCCCGTACGCTACGACCGGTTACGTCGATTCTTCCGTATCCGGGAAGATGGACGCCTCGGCATCGTCGAGCTTCCTGCCGGCGAGCTCCTCGGCCGACCTGTTCACTGGCGTGCACACCGACTCGTCCCTGACCGGGAACGGCCTTAGCGGTTCCCCGCTTGGAGTCGAGCGGGTCGACATGGTCTTCACCAGCGGAATCGCGACCGGCGTGTCCGGGGATTCCGCGCTCGTCTACCTCGACGGCGGATACATGAGCTCGTACGCCATGAACTCGGCGCTTTCGGCCAAGCTCGACGCCAGCGCGTCCAGCTCTTTCTACACCGTAGACAACCCGAGCGGGTTCATCACGGTCACGGACCTCTCGGACTACGCGACGACCGCGTACGTCGACAGCTCCGTTTCTTCAAAACTCGACGCTACCGCGTCCGCTTTATTCCAGCCCTCTGGAGACTATCAGCCATCCGGCGACTATGCCTATAACAGCTCGTTGCAGGACTACCAGCCGGTATCGGGAATGACGGCCTACGCACCGTCAGGGGATTATGCTGACAGTAGCGCGCTAGGCTTGAAGCTGGACGCCAGCGCCTCGAGTTCCTTCTACACTACCGCGAACGAGTCGGGTTTCGTCGGCTCGGCCTACGTCGACTCGGCTATTTCCGGGAAGGCCGACAGCTCTGCGCTCACCGCATACCAGGAAATCACCGGCATGAGCGCATACCAGCTTTCAGGTGACTACGCCTACAATTCCGCGCTGAGCGCCTACCAGCCCAGCGGCGACTACATCTACGCTTCCGCACTAGGAACGGGGGAAATCTAATGACTCAGGTTGTTTCCAGCATTTCGGGAATTCAGGTCTACGCACCTTCCGCCGGGTTCGCCCCGACGAACTCCGCGGACGTGTCCGCCATCGCGTCGGGCTACCAGGTTGTCTCCGCGACCGCGACCCAGCTCTACGCGGGGACCGCATACCTGACGAGCGTCAACGATGCTCCCGTGAGCGCTTCCCGGGCAGGACAGGCGGCGAACGCCGGGATGGCGAATAGTGCCTACTACGACGGGACCGGGAGACTGATTTCGTCCCTCCCGGACGAGGCCACGGTTTCTTCGATTGCGAGTTCCTACGCCGAATCGGCAGCCAGCGGTAAGCTCGACACGACCGCCCAGGTGGTCACCTCGACTTCTAGCGCCTCGGGACTATACTACGACTACAGCGGGAACCTCAGCTCCTATACGGCCATAAACGCATTGAACGGCTCTGCGCTCAGCGCCATAGCGTCGCTCAGCGCAGAGAGGGCAGTGGTTTCAACAAATGCAAGCCACGCTACCTCTGCAGAGGTGGCGTCCTTCGACGAGAACTATCGCGAACTAACCGCGATGGCAATGTCCTCGGACGTATCCGGGGTCATCGACACGGTTTCTGCCAATTCCGCAAGCTGGGGACAGGCAGGGGTAGACTCCGCCACGGTTTCGGCCATCGCTTCGGCCTATGTCGAGTCCGGCGTGTCCGGCAAGCTAGACAGCACGGCTTTCAACTCTTCCGACTTTTACACTACTGCGAACGAGTCGGGTTTCGTCGACTCGGCCTACGTCGACGGACAGGTAAGCGGGAAGCTGGATTCTACCGCGTTCAACTCTGCCGATTTCTACGGGACCGGCAACGAGTCTGGATTCGTCGACTCCGGCTACGTCGACTCCGCCGTAAGCGGTAAGCAGGACAGCTCCGCGATGAGCGCCTACGCTCTGTCTTCCGACGTTTCCGGCGTAATCGACACGGTAAGCTCGAACAGTGCTTCCTGGGGACAGGGAGGGACAACCGGCGACTACATTTCTGCGAAAGGTCTTGAGCAGGCTATTACCAATGCGGCGGGCACTAGCGCAATCGCTTTTGGCTCGCTCGGAAAGCCCGGAATATTTCTTAGTGGTGAATTCGGTACGGCCTATTACAAGGACAACGAGCTGAACCTGAATCGCAACGGCATGAAGATTGCCTTCAACATCGGTGGACAGGGGCCGAAGATTTCCTCGATGGCTACGGGCACACTGCATTCTTACATGTACCTGTTCGCATCCGGCAAAAATAGCGGTACGTATTCCGACACCGGCATCGAATTCAAGGACAGCGGCAACAACACCGTCGCCTTATACGATTCTGCGACATACGGAAAGATTACTTCCGTGCACGACACGGTTTCAGCAAATTCCGCTACCTGGGGAGCCGGCGCTACCGGCGATTACGTCGAGAAGAGCGCCACGGTGGTGGCTATCGGCTCCATCAACGACGCCGCGTTATTTTCCTTTGCGCAGGGTATTAGCAACAATGCCTCATCCCAGTCCTTCGCACAGGGGGGAGGCAACAGCGCTCAATCCACTTCCTTCGCACATGGATACAGAAACGAGGCCGATTCCACTTCCTTCGCGCAGGGGGAACGCAACAGTGTCTCGTCCACTTCCTTCGCGCAGGGTTATTACAACACCGCCTCGGCCTGTTCCTTCACGCAGGGACAATACAACAGTGCGACAAATACCGCCGCCGTATTCGGCCAGTACAACCTCCGAGGCGACGGAGACACCTCCACCGGCAACTCCGCGGCATTCGCAATCGGCGACGGCACCGCTGATGGCTCCCGCCACGACCTTATGCTCGTCACGAAGAACGGCGAAATCACCATGTACAGCTCCACGGCGGACACGGTGGGTACCGGTATCATGAGCAGCATCCGCGGCCTGTCGGCTACGCTTGGAGACGTGTCGACCGCTCTCGCGGCATTATAGGGGGATTCATGGCAATTTCAGACGAAATAACAAGACTTTACGGCGTGCGCTCGGACATCTTCGACGCAATCGCCGAAAAGGGTGTGGCCGTCCCTCCAGGCTCCGTCCTGTCTTCATGCCCGGGCCTAATCGGTTCAATCCCTACCGGTGGAGGCGGCGACCCTACCGGGATGATAAACAGCGGGTTTTCCGGGACCGGTTCCATGACATATTACCAGCCGTTCACAGCCGAGCAGAAACAGGTGCCCGTGTATGACGAGGTAAGCTCGGCATTGTCGCTTTCATGGGAGAAGCTTGGTGGTTATGGAGGATATCAAATCAAGCATGCCGGCTCGTCATGGTTCAACCTGGACGGGTCTTCACGATGCAAGCTGCGTTTTACGTTTACGACAGGCTGGCAAAGCCCTCCAAGTACTGGCTCTGTGTATATTTATATTTATAACGTGGGTGCTACAGTCGGGACATGGGCAATCAAGGACTCGTCGATGAGCCCGTTCACCGCGGAGGCCGAGTTCAGCGCATCGAGTGACCAACCCACGTTCTCGTTAGCGTTGGATGGTCTCAGTGAGTGGGCATTCACGGGAAACACCGGCGTCACCGGATACAAATATGAACAGACCGGCACCGACTTCCCGTACCCGCAATACGACATGACTACCACCGGCGCCGTATCCGGGAATGTGACCGGGGTCGAATACTGGAACTCGTGGAATCAAGTTCCGTCCGGGACAGTTTACCGACCAGCCATCAGATGGTCCGGCTTCAACGACATGCTTTATGGCTCAGGACCGTCCACCCACGATACTGTAGCGTCGAGCACCTATATGAACACGCCTTTTGTGACAGGGATATTGAATAGCGCAATATCCGCGCGAGTGTCCACCGGCTCGCTCGATGCGGGCTACACATACAGCTTTGGACCCGTCGAATCCTCGTACCAGGGTTACACGGGTATCTAGGAGTCTTTATGAGCGAACAGATTAACAGGGTCCTAGTGGACCGCCCCCAGTCCTTTACGACTGGCGAACAGCTCCAGGCCCGCACAAACATAGGCGCGCAGGCCTCTGGCGACTACGCGTACAACTCGTCCGTGTCCGCCAAGCAGGACGCCTCGGCGATGTCCTCCTATGTCCCGTTCAGCGCGATAAGCGCCGACGCCGCCTCGGCAATCACGAGCATCAACGGCTCCTCCGTCGGGAACTTCACCGGTGTTTCCTCTAACGGCAACCTGTCCGGCGACGGGACCTCCGGGAGCCCGGTCGGCCTCCGGGACACGGTCACGCTATCCGCCGGAGGCGGCGCGTCAAAGACCTACCTTTCGGCAGGCTCGGTCACGATTTCCTCCATGGCCTTCCCGGCGCTGAGCGTCTACAGCACGGAAAGCGCGAGCTCCAGGGTGGACAGCGGCGGACTCCACGTCAAGCACACGGCGAGCGGCGCGGGCGGCGGCGTAGCCACGAACACCTACGGCGAGAGCCTCCAGCTGAAATACAACGGCGGCGAGTACTACCTGCGCGAGATTTCCTCGGACGCGTCCGGCCTCAAGATGCTCCAGCTTGGCAACACCGCGAAGGTCTCCATGTACGGGTTCGGCTCTGCGCAGTTCAGCGACGACACCGGGACGACCTGGGAAACGGTGGACCCGCAGTCCATCCGGAAGTGGAACGGCTACGGCTCCAGCCAGTGGAACGAGTCCGCGAACAGCCTGGGGACGGGATTCGCCGGGAACCCGGCGGTGTCGGCCGCGCAGTACAACTACGGCGGCGCGCACTCGAACTGGTCCTGCCGCGAGGTCTATGCCGACGGAATCCCCGGGCAGCAGCTGTACGGCTTCCAGGTGACGCCGGGCGGCGACACGTCAAGGACCTACACGGTCCGCGGCGACGGCCACTTCGTCGACTACCAGCAGACCTACTTCCCGTACATCTTCCGCAAGACCGGAGCGGCCGTCGAGGACCTGGGCTCATCCTTCTACCCGACCGGCCTCACGGCGAACGCCAGGCTGGACTTCGTGAACATGAGCCAGTCCCGCATGGCGCAAATTATGACCGACACGTACCACGGGACCACGGCCATCGTCGGGCCGGGCGAGAGCAAGACAGTTTACTACCTGGCGTCAGTGTCGGCGTGGAGCGACGGGGCCAACGCAATCCCGGACTAGAGAGGTAAGGTATGGTGTTCTATGGACTTAACGGAAGCTCGGTCGCGTTCAACGGCGGAATCGCCAGGGCGCGGGCCTTCGAGCCGGCCAGTCTTTTACTACGGAACGCCTACACTAAGCCGGTTTCGGCCGAGGTGTATGACGGGAACGGGTCTATAATCTCAAGCCTGGTAGTTGAACCTTCCACACAGTCGTCATTGATTGTCCCGGCAAAAGGCCATGTTGCATATAACGTGGAAAGGTCGGCCTACTTCAATAGGGGTTCTATTTACCATGTAGGTTTCGGCGTTAGCTCGTGGGCAGATGAGACGACCACCGGACTGTCCGGGGTCATAAGGGTCCGGAATCGCGCGCCTGATAACTCTATGGCGGTAATCATTCCGTCAACTAGTCTCAGGTCCACCTTTACGGGCATAAACTCAAATTGGAGTTACCAGAGGCTTATGAGCGGCGGCTCCAGTATATGGCGGGCGGTCAACGAGCTTAGGGTAGAACCCTGGACATCCTATGATTCCTCAATGGAATCATATCAATTCAGAAGCGGTTACTACATGTACCCCGAAACCGTAGAGCCGGACCAGTCGCATTCTGTGAACATGGAAGCATTCAACGGAAGTACGGCCACGGGCCACTTGGTAGGCGATATCCTAAGGACTGGAGTGTATGGGGGCATAACCGCGCTTATACAGAGTTCATACTACTCATCCAGAAACCAGCCTTTCTCATACGGAACAATACCGGCAGGTGGATGGAGCGCCAAGTCGATCAGCATATACGGGACTGCAGGACACCTGGATACAGATTTAACACCCTATATGAGTGCCGGGGCGTCAACCGCCGCCCTTGTCTCCGGTGGAATCATAAGGCGGTATGCACTATCGGCCCAGTTCCGCGTAAGCGGTAACGTCGAGGACTTGCCGGTATCCCTAGAACCTGTCCAATGGACCCTTTCAGCGAGTTCCATAATATGACGACCGAACTATGGGCTGCACTAATCGGGGCCGTGGTGCTCCTTGTAACTAACCTGGCGGGGCTCGTCAAGGTATGGGCCGACCTGGCGAAGACCAGGGCTGACCGGCTCGAAACCAAGGCCGCCCGGGACTCCGACAGCCGAGAAATCCGCGACATGCTTCTCAAGCACGACTTCGCCATCTGCCAGCTCAAGGACAGCCAGCAG